CTCAGCTCGAAGACTGCCTCGACTTCATCAGAGAGGTTGAGCTCGACGTGCCCGAGGTGCCACACACCACGCACCCCGACGACGGCGGCTGCCCTCACTGTGGCCTGCACCCTATCCCCGCAGGCTCGATCGTTCTCTCCGCGCGTGAGGCCGAGAACCTGCGGACTTTCGTTTACTACTGGCGATATCTCTTCCGAGAAGACCTCGAGACCGTCCTCAAGCTGATGCGTCTCCTCCAGTCGCCTTTCGCGCCTCGCTTCTACGAAGCCGTGACAAGCATGAACATTGGCTCCATCGAGGCCCTGCTCGAGCGCAACGGCTATAGCGTGAAGCAGTTGTCCTGCTATCGCGCACTGACGGCTAGCTAAGCAATAGCCATCATCCAACCATTTTCTCAATCGGCCCTGCCCTAACCGGCAGGGCTTTTTCATAGGTACGCAAAATGAAACTCTACGAAATCAGTGACGCCATCCGTCAAGCCCTCGATCACATCGAGCTCGATGAAGAAACTGGAGAAATCCTCTCTGCCGACGCGCTCCACGCCGTCGAGGCCGAAGCCTCCGAGAAGATCGAAGCCACCGCGCTCTACCTCCGCGAGCTCGATGCCGAAGCCAAAGCCGCCAAGGACGAAGCCGACCGCATGATCGCCCGCGTCAAGTCGATGCAGAAGCGCTCCGACTACCTCAAGGCCATGCTCCTCGATGCGCTACACGCGACCGGCAAGGTTAAGACCGCACGCGTGAGCGTGAGCATCCGCACGACGAAGGCCGTCGAGATCGAAGAAGGCGCAAGCCTGCCCGAAGCATACACGACCGTCAAGACCACCGTGACGCCGAACAAAGTCGCGATCAAGCAGGCATTGTCCGACGGCATCGAAGTTCCAGGCTGCCACTTGGAGGCACGCGAGAGCGTGAGCATTAGATGAGCGGTAAGCCATACATCGGAGTGAGGGCCGACAAGGCCCTCGCGATCATCGGCGAGAATGGCCCGCAGCGCATGTCGGCGCTGCTCTCCGCGCTCGGGATAAGGACGAAAGTCGCAGCGTCGTTCAAGGTTACGGTGCAAAAGCTCGTCAACGCGGGGATTATGTCCGTCACGGACGATCATGACACGCTTGTGAGCCTGAGCGATCCCAAGTACAAAGATCCCGCGAACGCCTTTGACGAGTACGAAGCATACAAAGCAGAGAAGAAAGCATTGCCTCCGGTCAAGCGATCAATGATCGAGGACATCGCTTTCGGAATGGCAGAACAAGGAGCACTAAAGTGACGGAAGAAAAGTACGCTGAAGGGCTGGAGCGCATTGCAAAGCACTACGGTGCTGAGCATCAGATCGTGAAGGCGGCAGAGGAGTTCTCGGAGGCGGCGACAGCAGCAATCCGGTACTCCGCTGCTCTTCGCGAAGACGACAGGATCGACAGGTACATGAACCTCATTGAGGAGCTTGCCGACGCCGAGGTCATGATCGCACAACTGAAAATCCTTTTCCCGAACTTGGAGACGGCCATGGCACACGTGCGAACCGCCAAGGTCACGCGCCAGCTCGAACGAATCAAGAAAGAGGAGGACAAGGAATGACAGAAACCGAAATTGTCGTCCAGGACATCCGTCGCGAGCTCAGATGGTCGTATCGCGATCAGTCGACCTCAAATCTCCGCGCACTCGCAAGCCGACTCATCGACAACAAGGACACGGCCAGCATCGCAGACGCAGTAAAGAAGTACACGGCAGTGCTCTCCGCCGCGAGGCAGAGCGCAAACCCTGCCGCCCTTGACCGCGTGAAGCTCTCTGCATACATGCTCACTCACGCGCTGCGCGACTGGGAGGCGGCACGATGAAAGCCATGACCACGCTCGAGAGCATCCGCCTTTACCTCTCCGCTTTGTGGCATACGATCATCTGGCCAAAGACCACGCTTGGGCAAGCCGTCGTAGGCTACATCATCTTCTACTTTGTCCTTTTGTGGGAAGCGGAAACCTTCGCCGAAGGAATCGCCTTTGGAGCATGGAGCATCCTGGTCATTCAGGCTTGTCATTCATGGGCCAAAAGGGCCATCAAATGGTGGGACGCACACAGTTGGTACAGGATCCGGCTCACGGTCACGAGCCATCGTGGCATGAAAAGCTTCATGATCACCGTGCCGCCAGACTTCCCCAAAGACGAAGAGACGCGTCATCGGTTGTGGCGCGGGATCTACTAGGCAACATCGTAAAATAGGAAAGCCCCCGTGCAGTGCAATGCTCCAGGGGCTTGGTTAACCTTTACGAAGAGATATACCCATAATCTGGGCGAACAGGCAACCCGTAACGTTTTATACTGGTCACAACAAAGCTCCTCATCAAGGAAGCAAAATGAACATCAAGCGCCCTGACTTGTACAGAACAGAGCAGTTCAACAAATGGTTCAACAATCTAAAGGATCACGTTGCAAAAAGTGCTATTCGTACACGATTAACGCGCATGGCATCCGGCCATTTTGGAGACTGCAAGAAGATAGGGAACATCTCTGAAGCAAGAGTAAATGTTGGCCCTGGATATCGAATCTACTTTACGATTAAGGGACGACAGATTCTTTTGCTACTAGCTGGCGGAGATAAAAGCACCCAAGCCAAGGACATCAAACTAGCTCAGGATTTGGCTCGAATGGATGTAGAACTGTGAGGACACAACCATGGAAAAACTCAAGATCAAGCCCTTCAATCCTGTGGAGGGTATGACAGATGAAGAGATCATTGAATATCTCGCAGATTGTCTATTGGACGGAGAGGAAACGTCGGCTCGCGCCGTTGAATTCGTATGCTTCGAACGCAACATGATGCAGGCCATGAAGCTACAGATGAAAGGGTGTGCACTCGCAATCGCACGGGTCAAGCAGAACAGTTCCGCCAATAACCAATACCACCTGTCCCCGTCAACATAATCCAGACGAACTCGAAATTAGAAACAATACGCCCTCGGCGCTTCGGCTCCGGGGGCTTTTTCATATCTGCACACCAATGCCAGTAAGCAAAAAAACACGCAAGAAAGGACAGCGAGCACGAGACCTCGCCGTCCGAAAGAAGTTTGTGCAAGGAAAGTTCAAGGACGCGGACGACGCGCGCAGGACAATCGCAAGTCTCGAGCACCAGAAAACCCGCCAACGTCGGCGTTGTGAACAGCTCGGTTGGTTGCTCGGTTTTCAAGAGAAGGACTCTCTGCTCGAGGCATTCACGCTCAGCTTTTTCGCGCTCGAGCGTTGGCCGACGACGACCGATTACTCGGACTTCAACCAGATCAGCAGCACGCTCATGCTCGGCGCGCTCTGTCACAAGTGCCTAGGCGTTGCCGAGCAGGATTTGCTCGAGGACATCCAGCACGCGGCCTTCATGACTGTCGTCTGCGCCCGCCTGCGCAATCACCGCAAACCGATCCCGCCAGCAAATCTTGAGCCTGTAAAACACGGATTGATCGTTGCGCAGGACCTCATGGAGTACGCCTACGAGCACGAACGTCAAGCGCTCATCAACGTGCTCAAGCACAACACGCACGAGACGCTAGCCGAGACGCCTGGCTTGCGTGAGGCGCACGAGCGCTTCATTCTCGGCAAGCACTATGAGCAAGTACGCCAATGGGAGCTTGAAGATGACGCCTTCCTTGGCGAGCTTCAAGCGACTGGAAAATTCAAGGAACAAGCTGAGGAAGCCAAATGAAGATCGACATCTTTGACACGACCGTGCCGGACTACTCTATACTCGACAAGAAGAGCCTCATGGAAAGCCTCGGCTATGAATCCGAGACCAGTCTCCGCAATGCAGTCGACTCTGGATTCATTCCGCCGTCGATGGACTACGGCGGACGCAATGGCGCAGGCCGTTGGACTGTCGGCATGATCCGCAAGTGGTTCATGCTGAAAGGTGAAAAGGCTGTCGACGACGCCCTCCGCCGCCTGAACTACGTGAGCAAGATGAGCGTCTCTCAAAAGAACGCCTTTTCTACTGAATGATGCTCGGCGTGGGACAATCCGTGGGACAAAACAAATGACCACAACAAAATGCCCTGCGACACAACACACAGAGACTTCCGCTTCTGATCTTCAGGCCCATCGACCTTCCGATCAATTCGCGGGGACTCCTACGGAAGCCCCGCGACCGAACACAGGGGAAAAAGGCCCTGCGGACCACATCGGTCCGCAGGGCCTTTTTGCTTCTGGGGCTTCTTCAGCTTCCTTTTCCGAGGAACGGCCCGGTCGGACCGGGCCCGGCCACTGCAGTCATCAATGGCGGTAGTTCACCTTGCTGCAGATCTCCTCGACGATCGGCTCCTTGAGCCTGTTGAACTCGGCCTTGTTCTTCTCGA